AGAGGGTGCAGATTATCTTAATTATCTTAGAAGCAAAAAATGAAACCAAAGCTTGTTATAATAAACTGGGAAGATGCAATAACACCAACATCAGGGTGGACAAACATAAATGATATAGATAATGACCTAGCTGATTGTATATCAATAGGTTTAGTTATTGGAGAGAACGATAAAACGATTACACTTGTTAGTCATATCTCAGGAAGTGATACGCAAGTAGACATAGATGGTAGTTTGGTATTAGATAAGTCTTGGATTAAATACAGAAAAGATTTACCATTACCAAAAGAAACGATAAATAAATTAAAGAAATGGTTACTGGAGAATGTAGATGCCCAAAAGAATAGATAGAGAAAGAGAATTAAAATTTATAGAATATTACACAGAAGGTGAGACCGCAGGCAATGCCAGTAAGTCAGCAGCCAAAGCAGGATGGAAAGAAGATTCTAGGCAGATGGGTTACTATCTCAAGAACAAATATGTTGCTGAGATAAAACAAAAGAACGAAGAACGCATATCATCTACATCAGGTCTTGCAATATCTGTTTTACAAAACCTATTACACTCAGACCAAGACAATGTCAGATTAAATACAGCTAAACTTGTTTTAGAGATGGGTGGTTTTAGTTCTCAGAATATAAATCTTAATGTAGAGAAAGGACAAAACAAAACTGATGAGGAGCTAATCGAAGAACTACAAGGCCTAGTCAGCAAAATACCTGCTCTAAAGCCTAAATTAGCTATGATTCAGGACAATACAGAGGAAGAAACAGGAGACACCCCTGATAGTGGCTCTGATACAGACGAGAAAAGAGTTACACATTAGTGGGGTACTTTGGTATCACCCGA